CCTGCTTGTGGTTCAAGAAGCTACTACTACGGGAGCTCTAGTAATGCCTAGACATTGATGTTTTAATTCTCAAGTGCTTATGAACCCTCCTACTGTGCGCTGTGTGTGGGCATTTCTTTAATCTCCTCAATCTGCTGCAATTTTGATTCTTCAAGAATCATTGATTGACTGGTTGCTGGAATATTTTTAATAATTTCCAATATCTGATTTTCTGTCAGTCAAATTTCTGCTACAGGGACCAATGTTTCCTCCACAATTTCAACTTTATCAAGTTTTGGCTAGAGTTTTACAACTGGGGTTTTCTAAATTTACTTTGGAACAGAGTGCTGCTTCTTTTACACTGGCTTTATAGCATGCTTCATAATGAATTCTCAAATGTTGGCTTCAGGTACTTGTTTAGCTAAGAGCTTCTTCACAGTGCCATTGACTTTAGATTGAATTGAAGCTGGCAGTTTCAGTTTGTTAACTACAGCAAACAATGGATGTTCAATTCACTTGAGTGTTTTGGCTTTCTTTTAATGCTTACGCTAGGTGTTACTGTAAAAGTCTCTTTCATCATATTGGTCAATCGTCAGTCCTCCGAGATATTTAATAACCGAACTCAGGGTTGGTTCATCATGGTCATAAGACATCATCCTATATAGCTCGCTGGGTGTTGGTTTGATCCAGTACATTTTCCCATTCTTCTCAGTTCCAATCTGATAAAACTCGCAGGCAGCTGTGATTAATCATTTAATATCCATAAGTGTGGTTCCATACAACTCATGATTCCTAGCATTGATTTCAATGAGTAAGTTGGCTGGAATTTGCGACGCCTTATCGTATTTATTGGCCATTTTGAGTTTCTCCACGTGATATGCAGGTGCTTGATTATAGAAGATGCTACGTACCATTCGGCGTAGGAAGTTTCGTTTAAACGACGTTGCTAGCATTCGTTATCACCAATGCATCAGCGTTCTACCACCCGTGACTTTGATCCAGCGTTTAAATTCAATTGACTTGTAATGGTTTCCTTTCTCTTTAGGCACATGCTTCCATCTCTAAATTTGAGCCATTGCCCAAGAACCATCAGCTTTCTTCACTTTCGCCTAAGTCAGTCCTGCTGGCAACGCTAGGACAAGCGGGTCCATCTTTTGAGGTTGAAGCTTGGCTACAATTGGTTCCATTGGGACTTTTAATGGATTGTGCTTCAACAGGTTAATCTTAAATGCTGGTGCAACATCAACAAGTTTTGGAAAATCAGCGTCATCAATCTTGTATGTCTTCACCGCTTTTCCCCAGTTGCCGTGCTTATCGACAACACCTTGGCTAAAGAATGCCTTACCGTTAACAGAGAACGTTTGAACATAAGGTTACATGGGTAGTCAGAATGGGAGTTAGGAATAAACGAGAGAGCCAACAACCGTATTCTGGATCATCCAATCCACAGTGTCATCAATATTCTTGGTTATCATCATCAATTTCCTGCAGGCCTTTATAGTTGACAGTGAGAGGTTATTTTCTTTGAGGATCTCTGCTCATAAAGCGGTTTCTGAGTTCAGCAGGTCTAAATTCACACTTGCTTCTTCAATTAACCACGTGAAGAAACTTTCACGATGGAACTTTTGAGAGGAAAATCTTTCCC